ATGAGTCCTTGAGACTTTGCTTCCTTGAGCGCACGTGAGAGTGCTACCGTTAATGTAGAGATACCTGCACAGATGAGATCTTCACCCATCGGTGCAGAGTTTGCGTGTCCCTTTATCTTAACTTCATGCTTCTTAAGGTTGTATGTAATCTTGATCATGCCTGTGTACTCTCCCTTGCCTGGTTACGAGCCTTCACCATATGTGTCGCTTCCTGCTGTTCTACACCTTCCAATGGTCTTGAAACACCGCTACTCTGTGGCATTACCATCTGATTCGCTTGCATAACACCCTGTGCCAACTGTTGAGCGAATGCCGCATCTTCTGGCTTGCCCGTAAGCTGCGCTACTTCCTGTGCGCTCTGTAGTGCGATCTGCTCATACTGAAGAAGCAACTCTTGGATAGTGCCGTTCTGCCGTATCCGCAACATGACATCTTCCTTGTGTTCGAAATCCATCATCTGAAGACATCCGAGAGCCTGATCAGCCATCTGTGGATTGAAGAATCCCTGTCCATAGAACGCAAGAGCCAACTCGTTCTGCTCCATCTTCTTATATGGACTCTGCTTCTCTGCGGTTATCTCTATGTCAAACTCGGGAGTGCGGTATCCCATGTTAATGCCCTGTATAACTTGAGGCTGTGGCACTAACCCTTGGTTGGTGTAGGTTTCGTAAGTCTCCTCGCCACCTTGCATGATGTCTGGAGCGATACGGAAGGTTCTCGGAATGTCATAAAACTGTCTTATCAACTCGACTACCTGGTACACCACATCCCGATAAGCACGATAGAGAGCCTTGTTTGAAGACCTTGCGTTCTTTCCTTGGGTCTCCTGTAGTGCGGCTATGGCTGAAGCTGCCGTGATACCGCTCGGTGCTACACCGTTACCTACATCCTGGTTACTTGTCACATACTTCAACTCTTCTATCTTCTGCTGAAGCACTTCGGTGTAGATGCCGTTCAACTGATTAGCCTGTATAGGCTGAAGGTTGTCTTGAAGGTTGCCCGTAACATGGACGATCGGCTTGTTGGTGTCGAGAAACTCTTTCTCATTGATACCGTTACCATCTCTTGTGAAATACCTTGGTGCGGAATTGACTACCGCATTCTCGGTGATAGCCTTGTTTAAGACATCTATCTGTTGCTGCGCATCCTTGCCTATATCCGTAAGACCGTATCCGCAGAGGCTTCCTTCTATCGGATAGAGCTGCTGACAGACGAAGGGATACTGTGCGTGATCGTAGAGTCCCTTCTCGCTCATCGCTTCCCCGGTCGGAATGATAAGAGGTATGCCTGTGGTCGGGTCAACTTCTGTCCGCTTCGGGATCTCGGTATCGTTCTCTGTCGCATAAAGCACTACATCGTTAACATATTTGCAATAATGAAGAGTCTTCTTGCCGTTCTGGAACTTATGGTAATACCAATCGACCACAACGGCCTTGTCATCGGTGTCAACCTTGTCATCGTAAAGGTACTTCTCAAGAGTTATGTCATTCGTGTTAAGATGCCCTACGGTCTGCGGATACATCTGCTCAAGGTACTTCTTGTTGACCAACTCGGTGCAGAAAAGGTTCTCGGAATCCTGTATATCGGTGATACCGCTCTCCCAAAATAGGTTAAGATAGTCTACCTTCTTTATCTCGATATCTCCGAGACCGCCATGCTTCGTCATGTCCCAGAACACACCCTGTACGCACCCACCATGCTTGAGCATATACCACACTACATCGGAGTAGGTTTCCTCATATCTGTTCTGCTCAAGGATGACTGGGACTATCGCAGACAACTTCTTGGCTTCCGCTTTGTCATCCTCTTGCCTTGCCAGGAAGTTACAAGTGGGATAGGAGTCCATCGCATCCGAATAGCGACTCTGTATGCATGACCATAACCATGCTGTGGTCGGCTTATAGTCTTCATCCTTCTCATAGAGCCTGTCCCATTGGCGCAGCTTCCAATACTGTTCGTCATTGATGATCTTCTTTTTAAGGTTCGCTTTCCCTTCGTCATACTTCTTAAGGATCTCGGTAGCCTTCTTTATCTGCTCCACTCCTATGGCAGGTGGAGTCATCCTTCGCTCTTCTTCCATCTGCGCATGAAGGTCGAGCATCTGCAACTCGTCATTGACTACCTGGTTGTAGCGAATGGCATTATCAATGGCCATCGCCTTCTGTTGCTCTCTGTCCATCGTCATCTCCTCATAAATTTATCTATGTTACTCTCGGCTTTAGGTTTCTTGAATTGGTCGAGAGGGTCTATCATCGGTACATTGGTCTCCGTTACAATGTGAGTCTTAAGAGGTCTGCTCATACACATATACCGAACCTCGTCACAGGCATGGTCTTCCAAATCGGTGTCGAGGTCTTCTGGCTTGTGCTCGTCATACATCATCAAAGGCATGGTGCGAATGATCGCCTCGCAGTTATCGAAGAAGTACATCATCGCAAAGCCCTTGTCATTGAAGCGAAGCCGCTCGTGTACGGACATCCACCCTGCTATACGCTCATTCCGCCCCTTGTCGAAGTAGATACCTCGCTTCTCGGCTTCCTCTATGATAGGAATGCCTCTTGACCCGTCCCAGATAGAAGGGTCTGCCACTCCGAATATCTTCTTGCCTCGTAGCCAAGGGTGCTCTCGCTCTATCTCAGCGATCTTCTCGAACTGTTCCGCAGGAGTCCACCTCACGCCCTCGTTGGGTGTCTTGGTCGCTCCATAGAGTTCAAGGATGCGATAGAGAACGCCTTCCGTGTCACAGCACCACCAAGCGCAGGAAAAAGGCTTCGAGTGCCCGAAATCGTATGATCTGTATATGTTCCACCCTAACGGGATGTCGAAGGGCTTGATAACATGAGTCCACCTGTGCTGTTCGAGTGCCTGCTCTGGTGTGATGCCTGCCTCATGGCACTTCATAGGGTCGGGTGTCGTGCGGAAGTCTTCAAAGAACGCTCCCTCGAATACATCCCACCGTCCGTTAAGCCATGCCTCACGGAGTTTAGGCGGCAGGGCTTCCAGATACTTGATGTACTCAGGGTCGCTCTTCATTAAGGCTTGGTTATCCGTGAGCAAGCTCTTTATGAAGTAAAAATCATCAGGGCTCTCACCCTCTTCGAACCTTCCCTCTATCAGGCGCTTAATGTACCCCATGCCGATGCCAGAGGGGTTGCAGGTCATGTAAACCCGTTTAGGGTAGCCGTTAGTGCCTCTGACGATGGTGTACATCTTCTTGAGCCACTCCTCTGGGAAGTTGGTCGCCTCATCTATGAATAAGAAGTCGGTCTCCTGTCCCTGTATCTTTCCAAGTGCTGTCTCGTTGTTGCAGTACCTAAAGCGGATAACAGCGCCGTTCGGGAAGACGATCTCTTTATCTGACTTCTTATAGGTCGCTACCTCGTCTTTCTGCCCACAGCGGAGCATCTCGGTCAATGGCTTGATGTGGTTATCTCGTAGTTCGGGATACTCTCTTCTAATGATGGTGGCAACGAATCGAGGATACTTGCCGCAGGACAGAATTGCCTTCTCTCGGACTACGAAAGACTTTCCACCGCCCCTCGCGCCGCCAAAGATAACATACTTGTGGTGATCTCGCAGAAAGAGTTCCTGCTTGGGCTGTGGCTTTGGGAGAACCAGGTTAATCGGCATACCCTTCCCCCTTATCATCTACGGTGATGGTGATGTTGTTATCCTCGTTCGTGATGACGAAAATCCCAAGGTCTTTTAAGTCCTTCAGCGATGCCACCAGACTCTTAAGCGCACCAACATCCTTATCTTTTACTTGCTCTATGCTTCCTTCTATCTTGGCAAGCAGCTTGGTAGCGCATCTCATCGCCCTCTCGTTGTTAGAGCATCTCTCTTGAACTGTGTGTGCAATAACTCTTTTGCTTATCTCCTGTTCGATAGCCTCGGCTTTCTTAACCCAACCTTCCTTTTTAGAGCGCATACAAATGTTAGAAGCTGTTACCCCGTGTTTCTTTGCCAACTCACGGAGAGAAGCAGTACCCGTACAGTATTCTGCTTGAATCAACTTCCAATCAGTTTCCTTTCGCTCTTTAGTTGAACATTTAGCCTTGGTGTTCATATGTTCAACATACCATGTTCAATGTTCTGTTCTCTAATACCTACCCCACACAAAAGTTTTTCAAAAAATTTCAAAAAACCCCTTGACATTTGTCGTATGATGTTATACGATAATGTCAGAAACAGAAA